GTCCATTCACCAAGCGTTACGGTTGTTTGGCCACTTGGGTATTCAGTTGTAGTTACTTCACGCTCGTATGTTTCTGTAATCGTTGTGGTTGTTGTAACTGTGTTTGTTTCTTTATCGTATGTGATTGTTGTTACAGTTGTTGTGGTAACAGTTGTACCAGTTTCATCTGTGGTTGTTTCACTACTTGTTTCAGTTGTACGACCAGTTTCATATTCGTCACCGACCACTGTTTTTGTTTCAGTTTCAGTACGAACATCAGTACGAGTTTCTGTGGTCACCGTTACGATTGGTTCAGGTGTTGGTTCAACTACTTCTGGTTCAACTAGCGCAGGTGGTTCTTCTTGCGTTTGCTGAACTTCAGCATTAAATGTAGTTGTTTCGTAACCAGCAGTTGGGTCAACTTCTGCGCCACTTCTGTCAAGCGCAATGAATGATGAACCACCACCATCTGCTGTTGGGGCTCCTGCGCCTGGTGCGCCTGCGGCTGTTCTTTCACCTACTTGAGTAGGGTCAGCACCCTCTAAGATTGCTTGTTGTAATGCGGCAATATCATCTAATGGGATAGTTGATGGGTCAGCGCCTGGGTCTTGTGCCGCTACCGCTTCATCAGCGATTTCTATTGTTGCGACTTCACCCACAATAACGTCATCTGGGTATATTTCCATACCCTCGTATACTGGGATTTCTTCACCATCTGCGGTGATAATGTATGCGCCTTCGGCGAATCTTTGTACTACTGTAGCCATTTTTGGTTCCTCACTTTATGCTATTATTTAAACATAAAACGATACTTGAAACATTGTACCATAGTACAATAGCGTTAGATTATTTAGTTATATGCTTATGCGTTAGGGTCATAAGTACCAACGGCACCTGATTGTGTTTCTTTGCCTTCGTGTTTGGTTTTATAGTCCGCAATCGCCGCTTTAATAGCGTCTTCTGCCAATACCGAACAATGTATCTTCACAGGCGGTAGTGCTAGCTCTTGTGAGATATCACTATTTTTAATCTCGCCTGCTTGGTCAAGATTCATGCCTTTAATCCACTCTGTTACAAGAGAACTAGAAGCAATTGCGCTACCACAGTTATGTGAGCCAACACGATTGGTAAAATAAACATGTGCTCCGTCTTCCAATTTTAAGTCATAAACTTTACATTGGCGTTCGTCATTTCTTTCCACTCCACGAAGTTCATTGCCGTGGGTTACAGGCTTAATGCTTACTATTTTCATACCGTTGTGTATAAAGTTTTGTATATCTTCTATCGCGGTATCAATATCTTCTACCGCAACACACAATGTATCGTAACCAGCAGTAGATAATTGCTTAGTTCTTCGTTCTACATAATCTGAATTTTCTGACCTATCTTCCATGAATGTTGGCATATTTTTAGTATATACCTCTATACATTTTTTCTTGCCTGGTACAATAAAGTCTGGACTAGCAGGACCGTCTTCTGTTTGAATCCATACTTTGCCGGCAGAATATTTTGCTGCCACATTATGTTCTTCAAACAAGTCAATGAATCGTTGTTCTACGCTTGTAATACGATTTCTATCAATAGATTCCATTCCTTTTTGCCAATTTTCAACATACTCTGGATTGCTCCAGTTTCGTTTTGATGCGTCAGAATGTTTTTTGAGACGTTCCTGATTTGTTACTTTGTATCCTGCCTGATTTTGCGGCAATGTAGAATGGTCAAAGTTTTTGTTATGTTCATACATTCTTTCAGAAAGAATTTCTTTGAATTCTGAACGATGACGAATATTGGTGAGTTTGCGTAACTCATACTCTGTTATTTCGTACAATTCCTGTCCTTCAACTAAATCCTTTGCTAGTATAGGTTTATTGTTAGCATTCCAAAAAACATGCTCGCGGGTACAGATAAGTTTGAATGTATTCGGTTTCATTCCTTCTCTATGTTGCTCTCGTTGAAACTCAACAATCAGCAATTCATCTATATCTACGTATCGGGTAATGATTTCTTTTATCTTATTCGGTATAACGTCAGTTCCGTTCCATGCCAAAACTTCATCGCCAACTTTCAAGTCTTTCATTTTTACGCCTTTAGTAGGCGTATTAACTGTCATGTTTCCAGTGAAACAGCCATATGTTTTGAACTTAGCATCCTCAATGATACCACTATCATTTACTTTAATTTGTAACTGCATTACATCACCACACGCTGGAGCACCTACCATGCCAGTGCCAACACTGTCATCGTTTCTATCTAGCTTGCCTACATTGCGCGGATTTTCATAATGATCAAGAACCTTGTCTGAATAAGCCATGTTATTTCTCCATTAGAATAGTTGAGTATTTCACTCAAGTATTTATACATACGACTCTAATATTACTACCATATCCGTATATTGTCAATGCTAGTTTTTCTATTTCTTCTACGCTGTCGCCTTTGATAGTAGTACGAAACATGTTTTCTACATAGAGTTTATAGTTATTCATTTAGTACCTATTAGTTACATTTTACGGGTTTATCGTTTTCATCTAATACATATGTTTTGCCGAGTAGGCGATGCGAATGCGAAAAAATGGTGTATTGAAGAACACCATCTACGCACTCTGCCTCGTTATTATATACTTGTGTGTATTTTAAATATTCTATGTCACTCAGCGAAGGTTTGGAAATGAATGACAGTACTACTATTGCCACTGGCATCATTATAGCAAATACTATAGCAAACGCAGTACTGGATTTCATTATGCTATCTCAAAGTTGTCTTTGTATTTTTTGTACTCATCTGCTGATTTCAAATCTTCAATGATATCACCAGTCGCTAGGATACGGCGATTGTTTGACAAGCGCACAGACATACTATCAACAATCTCAACCACTTCAAAGTAGTCCTCACGGTTAAAACACTTAATATAATCACCTTCAAATACGATATAATCTTTCATCTTATGCTGCCTTTTTTGCTGGGATGTAGAAGACGCCGATTGGCGAACCATTTACTGAACGAGTTTCGTAATCTTTGATTCGGCTATAAGTGAAGTTTACAACCAGACCATCAGGGTCACGACAAACAACAAGGTCACCGTCAAAATCAATGATTTCACAATTCTGTGTAGGGTACATAGCACCGTAGTTACAGAAGATAGTGTCGCCAACTTTCATATCTTTAAGCATTGTGATTTCTCCTTAGCGAGTGATTTCAGTTTTGATGATTTCTACACTGCTGCCGTTGACACCAGACATAGTAACGTAGTAGTCATTTTCGGTAACTGTGATTTCTTCTTCTTTACAATCACCACCTTCTAGAATGTAAAGCTCACCGTACTCCATTGCTTTCTTCTTAGAACCGAAAGTCATACAGTAACCGTCTTCAGAACCCATCACAATGTAAATCATCTTAACTTCCTCTCAACAACTTATATAATGATCATAAAGTAAGATGCCTTACTTGTCAATAGTTTTTTTAAACTTTTTACGAATATTCTGCGATTGCTTCAAACAATGTGATACCACCATCAAAGTATAATTCTTCAATGTCAGTAGCTAACACTTCAGCATCGTATTTGCTGTAACCTTTTTCAATAACCAGTATGTTGTAAATCTGAGTCCAAATATCCATCATCGTTTCCTTATGCTGTTAGCTCGTATGGCTTGTTCCACTTACCGACATTGATGTTGATGTAGTGACTAGTGTCAAAGTAGTCGGTCATTGCGTCACTGTTATCGTAGTAATCAGCACCGTACATTGCCGCAGTCAACTCATCAAGGAAGTTAGCAATCTCTTCTTCACCCAGTTTACGAGCGTTATCGGCATCGTAGAACTGATTCACATTGTAGTAGCCATCAACTGGGTAGAAAGTGCGATCGTCACGCTCGGCGTACATTTCACGCTGTTTGTTCTCAACACCGAGAAGGTCAAGTTTACCACCTTTAAGATTGACAACAAGAGTAGAGTAGTTCTGAACAGCAATAGAACCTTTCATGCCGTACTTTTTCAGTACCGCTTTGATTGCTGGAGTACGTTCTGCTTTACGTTCTTTGTTCATAAAAGCCATGGTTTCTTTCCTCTCATCAACTTATATAATGATCATAAAGTAAGGTGCTTTGGTTGTCAATAGGTTTTTTGAATTTTTTTGAAAATATTTTAAGTTAGGGTGCCTAGTCTTTTGTAACGGAACTGACTAGGACTTTGGGGGGGTTCTTTGCGTTATTGCAAATCAGTAACCCTAAATCGGCGATAGTCTGAAACTGGACTATCTGTTATTCTTCTATGAGGCAAGTTTCGCTCATCATGTTTGTCTGATAGCATCTCTATATGATGCGAAGATTGTATTTGAAAGAAAATTTGAGTTACTATCAATAACAAGTTCAACACCATAAACACAACAATCATCAAAGGCATACTTTCCATAGTTATTCTCCTTTACCAATCGTCACCATCCGTTGAAGCACTAGAAGCAGCCGTCTGTCCTGCGGTTTGGTCGCCTTCAACTTTTCGTTTTAGCAACTCTAGTTCTAATCGTAGTCTTTCGTTTTCAAGATACATTCTATCTTGCTCCAACAACATGGTTGTTTGACAGTTTATTCGTTGTGATTCAAATGAACCTCTTCCGAATTCAACTTTCATTGTTAGCATGACCTTTTTCTCTTCCGTTTCTGGGTCAGCCACAACACTTAGCTCTAACTCTTTCCCTGAGTTATGAGACCTTTCACATTCTGTCCCTGAATGTGTTTTAAACTTGTCTGTTACATTCGCGGCGGCAAGTGTATTACTTGTATAGCCACAAACGAGAGCAAACACGAGTGATAGTAGTTGGTGTTTCTTCTTCATAGCCCACTGCCTCTAATACAGAGCATACTATTACTTTTCGTTCTTGTTCTGTTTTGAATGTAACTGAAAACTGTTTCTTACTTCCAGGAACCATTTTAAATAGCTCTCTGTCAATAGTCCAATCAGCCGCAGGTGTAACCCCATCCTTTTCAAAAACATTAACTTTTAGTACGATTGGAAAATCAAACTTGTTTTCTATTTTGTAGACCATAGAATGATTTTCGGCGTATGCTAACTCTTTTTGATACCCTGGCGACATTGAGTGAGCACTAGCGTTAATCGCTAGTGCCATCAGTGCGCTCATTAATATAGTTTTAATAAGCATTTATATTTCCTTAGATGTTACAAGTAACAACGTTTACTAGGTGGTAGTTTGTGTTTGATTCAGCCACGTAGCTATCAGATGTTGTTAGAGTATGGTCTATTTTTAGGTTTAGTACGTTACCACCTTCTAGGTTCTGTACAGTAAAGTCGTTACCGCCTACAGCAGAAGTTGGTGATTTGCGTGGGTTTTCCCAAGTTAGAGAAGATTGGTCGTAAGCAACGTCTACTAGATTGTCAGCGTCACCTTGTGCGTCTTGTAGTTTTTTGTTGTTGTCAACAACTACAGAGATAACGTCACGAGTTTTAACACGTACTTGACCGTCACCAGTAGTGTACCAAATACCGTTTGCTTCGTCCCATGCCATTGTACCGTCTTGTACGTTTAGGAAAGAACAACCAGATGGTAGAGTTTCAGTAGCACCTTCAATTTTGAAAGACTCGTTTGCGTAAGTAACTGAAGTAGTTGCCATTAGTGTAGATGCAACGAAAGTTGCGATTGCTAGTTTTGTAAAGTTCATTTTAATATTCCTTTTATAATCAATGGGCACCTTGTTTTCCGTGTTGCCGCCCATCCCGCACTTTAGTCTACTTGACCGTATAGTTTGGGTACCTTGATTATAGTGTCACCACCCCGTAGAAATCCTTTCTACAACACACTTTACAAAAAATCCTTTTGTCTGTACAAAAGTATAATAAGTCATCCTTGTCATCGTTTGTACAATATTATTTAAACCACTTGATATACCATTAACATATGATTTAACTGTTTTTAGTATTAGACATTGGTCTAGTATGTGTTTAATTACTACAAGCATAAATATAGTAATAGGAAACAATATATGCCAAGACTAAGTTTATACAGACCACATAAGGGTAATGACTACAATTTCATGGATAGAAATATTCGTGAGCAATTTGATATTGGCGGCACAGCCGTTCATGTTCACAAGTATTTGGGACCAAAACAAATCAATGGTAGTGATGACCCTAGCGAGCCAAATTATGGTTCTGGTCTAGAAGTTGATCCTTCATTGGGTATTGAAGTGAATCCAGAAGGATTAATTAACGAGACTAAGATACAAGACTTGCTATTCATGGAGAATCGTGACCGTAAGTATGACCCAGATATATATGAGCTACGTGGTGTATATAACGTTTCAGACAATGATTTTGACTTGACTCAATTTGGTCTATTCTTAACAAACGATACCTTGTTTATCACATTTCATATAAACGATATGATTGCTAAACTAGGGCGTAAGATTATGCCAGGAGATGTGTTTGAACTGCCGCATTTGAGAGACGATTTGTTATTGAATGCTGACCGCGAGGCTGTGAATAAGTTTTATGTAGTCCAAGATACTAACCGTGGTTCGGAAGGTTTCTCACAAACATGGTATCCGCATATATGGCGTGTCAAAGTGGCTCCATTGACCGATACACAAGAATACGCTGATATTCTAGGCACAGCAGATGACCCAGATTCATTGAAGAATAAGATTAGCTCATATAAGACTGAGATTAACATATCTAATGCTATCGTTAATAGTGCGGAAGATGCTGACCCATTAGGATTGCCTCTGGCTGACCATTTGTTTGGTGCCGAAAGAGAGCAAGACGAATATGACCATGGCGAAGTTTTACAAAGCGGTGACCAGTTCCCACAAGAGCCTAATGATGGTGATTATTTCGTAAGAACTGACTTCAATCCTAATCGTTTGTTTGTGTATCGTGGGTCTCGTTGGCATAGACTATATGATAATGTCAAGGATACTTCATGGAGTGACCGCACATATAACGCAAGTGGATTTATTGACAATAACAACACCGCTATTGTGAATAACGAAGAGTTTCCTGAAAAACAGGCATTGAGCAAAGTGATTAAACCTAAGAGTGATTTTGAATAATGGCAAAAGAAGTGCTATAGTATCTCTTGAAGAGGACTATATTCTTTGTCTTTAAGATAAATGAAAGAATATCCAGAACGCTCTACCAATGAGCGTTTTTTATTAAGGTCTCCTGGATTATTTTTTTCTTGTAGTTGTTCCACATACCAAGATTTTATTTCTATAGCAATGTTATCGTCTAAAATAAAGTCACATTCATAATAGTATTTTTCATACAACTCATCATTGAATACTTTTCCATTCGTCACTCTATCTAGTATTCCGATGCTTTCAGCATATTCAAGAAAATGTCGTTCTAATCTAGATTGATAAGTCAATGTTGTGTCTTTGTACTTTCTTCTTTTCCATCTTTCTTGGTGTTGACCTTTTTCCAGATTTTCAATATATGTACTCTTTGCTTTTTTTACGGTGGCATGATTGTGCATAGGATTATATTCTATCATTCGTTGACTCTTTCTTTTTTGTAATTCCGACCCTTGATATTTTGTTTCAAAGTATTCACGAACGTAATCTGCTTGTCCATTGCGATGTTGTTCTTTTGCTCGGGCCGACTGCTTTATTCTGTTCTTTAATCCTTCCTCGGAGGCATAAAACTGTTTCATTCCATTCACTCTTGCATCTTGAAACTCGTGTGAGTTTGTATTCAAATCAGTCATTATTTTAGAACGTCTATCCGCATATTCTTGTGAGTTTAACGGAGCTCCTGGAAACTTTTCAGAATACGTTTGTTTAGTATATCCAAGTTTAATTAATGATTTTTCATATATCGCAGAGCACTGTTTGCCCGTCAATAAGTTGGTTATCTTTTCATATGTATGTTCAGGAAAAGCACTATTAATGTCTTTAGGATTTGGTCCATCGTATTTTACATATTTGTTTATCATAAATATATTTATCTTATAGCGGAAATTTTTGCTAAATATAAGAAATAAAGGAGATTTGAAATGGCTAAAGAAGTGCCTTACTTCTATGACCGGCAGTTGAGGAGGTATATTCAACAATTTATTCGTTTGTTTAGCGGATTTAGCGTACAAATGGGCGTCAGTGATGATGCCAAGTTGCCTATTTTCCAACAAGTACCAGTACGATACGGTGACATTAACCGTATGGCGGCGCACATCACACGAGAAAACAGTGAAAACATTGCGAACACTGTTCCATTTATATCATGTTATGTCACTGACTTGTCAATGCAACCAGAACGCCGGGTACATCAACAACACGTAGAGAAAGTACAGGTATATGAAAAAGATGTAGACCCAGCAACAGGACAATATATCAATCAAGTAGGTAATACATACACAGTTGAAAGATATATGCCTGTTCCCTACAAATTGACTATGAACTGTGATATATGGACTTCTAACACTGATCAAAAGTTACAGTTATTTGAGCAAATAGGTGTATTGTTTAACCCTACATTAAATATTCACACGTCCAATGCTCCATTTGATTGGTCGGCATTAGCTTATGTTGAAATGGTTAATAGTATATGGAGTAGTAGACAAGTAGGAACAGGAATAGATGACATTGTAGATGTAATGACTTTAACTTTTGAAATGCCTATATTGGTCAATCCACCTGCTAAAGTTAAACATCAAAAAATCATACACACTATTCTCAGTGAGTTATATAACTTTGACCAACAGAACGAAGATTTGGAAGCATTTGGCGACCAAGAGCCGTTTGACGCAACAACTCTACAATACACGATTGTTACATTTGAAAACAAACAAATGAAATTTGAAAATAACCGAGCGTATCTATTAACTAGCAGCGGCAACACAATTGATGTAGAAACCGGAGATGCTTTAAATTGGTCAGAGGAGTTAATACCATTCGGCAGATTGCGAGAAGGCATTAGTCAGATTCGTATGCGAAAAAGTAACAATCCTACTAACAAAGATGCTGATATCATAGGAAGATTAAGTTTTGACGCAAATAACGAAAATGCGTTAATAGTTGACATAGACATTGACACGTTACCATCAAATACTATTCCTAATATAACAGGCGTAATTGACCCTACTAAAAATTATCCTGGAGATGGCAATGTTCCTGCTCCAGTATTGGGTGATAGATACTTGATAATCAGAGATTTGCCATTAACAGCAAATTGGAACAATATAGAAGCAAGTACCAATGATATATTAGAGTATAATGGTAGCTTCTGGTATGTATCATTTGATGCGAGTAGCGTAGAAGCTCAACAGTTTACAACTAACAATGCAAGCGGTGACCAATTAGAATGGAATGGTACTGAATGGTTTAATAGTTACGAAGGCATTTACAAGGCTGGATATTGGCGTTTATACTTATAATACGAGAAATTAATCATGGGCGATATTGCTTTAGGAAAACAGGACGTAGATTGGATTAAATACAACATGCATTTGTGTTTGGCCGAACTTGAATATTTTAAAGACTCCAATGAAATTGAAGTTATACATGATGTTGATGGTGAAGGATTATTCTCAAAATATTCCCAAAGTTGGATTGAGAAAAAATTACCTAAATTGAAATCTGTGGTAGCGGAGGTAAATTTTTTTTCTATGACAACATTTGGTTCGCATCTTCAGTTTATTCAACAAGATTATCCTAATATAGAAAATGTGTACATTGTTTTGCCCACAGAACCATATTTAAATCCGGCATTCGGGACACAGGAGCGACTTAATAAATGTAACAATAGTTTGTTCAATATTCAATATACATTTAATGTACATCTGATAGGATTTACTAGACCTATACAAAAATTAAAGCTAGAGCCGTTAGATGCATTGAGATTACTAGACCACCTTATGAATTTTTATTGGACCATAGATACTTTCACTGAAAATGATTATATGAATCCTACTGACTTGTTACTTTCAACATGGTTCGACCCCATAAAAGAAGCATGTCCTATATTGAATGACGAATACATTATTCAAAGATTGAAACAAAACATTAAGATAAGAAAAAATTTCACATGATTACAGCTAGCGGATGTATATTTCTAGCACTGGACACAGGCAGAGTATTACTACAACAACGAAGTGGCAAATCAAGTCATCCCAGAACTTGGGCGTTTTTCGGCGGAAAAGCAGAAAAAGATGAATCACCATTCAATGCTCTATTACGAGAATTAGAAGAAGAGATTGGTGTTATACCCGATGTTCAAAAGATTCATCCTCTCCACAAATTCACTAGTCCAGATAAAAAGTTTGAATACCATAGCTTTTGTGTAACTGTTTATGAAGAGTTTATTCCACAGTTAAACAATGAAAGTGACGGTTATTGTTGGGTAAAGATTAACAACTGGCCTAGACCATTACATCCAGGTGTTAAAGCACAGTTGTATAATAAAGAGTTTATCAAGAAAATAAAAACCATCCATGAGACTAGCCCGATGGATGGTTCTAATTGGTTAGATACGTTTAACTAGTCGCCTGTACGAATCTTTTTCTTCATACTTGCTACGAACTGTTCACGTAACCATTCAAAGTCATTGATTTTGTTCAATGCTTCTACATCGTTGGCAAACTCTTCGCCATATGCCTTACCTTCTAGAGCACCTTTGATACAGTAACGACCGAAACGGCCACCATTGTCAACGGTTGTCCATGCTTCTAGACGGTCAACGGTTTCTTGCCTAGGTGTTTGCGTCTGCTGGATGCCACTAGCTAGTTTGACACACTCACGGAACGCTGAACGCCATGTGCGGAACGGGTCTTTGTTGAATCGTGTAATACATGCCACATCACCTACAGGTTGATAGAATGCCACGCCAGTTGTAAAGTCTGGTAGCTCATGTCCCATTTCAAGTAGTTGTTGGCGTGGGAATAGTTTCAGACCACCAAAGCCGTATTCCAAATCGTTGATTGGGTTACGGGCTGACCATACGTATGTTGTATTAGAACGTTTATCTGCTGGTGGAACATAATCAAAGTTGAAGTGACCGAGAATGTCTGCATCGGCATCCACAATCCATACCATTTCAGTTTTTGCTAGCTCGGCACATTTTTTATGTGCATTGCCAATGCCTTCAACGTTTTTAACGTGCTGAGCATGAGGGAAGCGCTCTTTAAGTTTTAGGAAGTTACTATCTGCTTCTGCTTCATGAAACGAAATCATGAATATATCAAAATCAACTTCGTTGTAGCTTGCTTTAATTTTATTCCGCATTGAACCGTGTGCCACGCCACCGGTAGGCACAAGTCTAACATCACCCCATGAAATAGGATGACCAGTACGTTTCACGACTTTAGGAAATTCATGGATAAAATTATGGCCTAAATCACTGGGACGATAATGCCAAGGGAAATCAGAACGCACTTTAGCTGCCTCGTCAACAATCCAAACCATGTCGGATTTTCCTTGATATTCTTGTGCCATGCGAATTAATTCATCCGCATCAGTGACTCTAGGCGCGGTTATAACAGGATAAGACTTAAAGATATGCTTTTTGAGCCTATCCCATGGTGTTATTACACTCTGTCCTTTAAAATCAAATAACTCTGATCTTTCTAAGTTAATCATTACAATCGCCTTTTAATGTAAACGGACGAGTTCCTACGTGTGCTATCTTTTGACTTAGCTCATTTTCAATCCATACTGTGTATCCTGCTTCTTTTGCTTTGCCACAAAAGTAAACATCTTCGCCTACTAGATTAGTATAGCCTTCATTCCAAGTTACACTAAAATGCGGTCTAGTCATACTTTCTATGACTTCACGCTTAACAAGCATACAGCCCATGCCGACGGCATACGCTTCTTCTATACCAGTTGTACTGAAAATTCTCATGTCTAAATCACGTTCATCTTTAAACGCAACTGGACGATGAGGAGGTACTCGTGTACTATAGTTACATGCTATGATATCTTTATCATAACTTAGTAATGCCTCTAGTACATTGGTTGGAAACTTCATATCTGAGTCCAACCATAAAATATGTGTGCAATCTGTTTCCAATGCTTCGTCAACTAACTGTTGTCTTTGCATTGCTACTTCGCTGCCCATGACCATATGTAGAGAAACCTTTACACCAGCCTCGCCACACTTTTTTGTAAGCATGGAGAGACTGTATGTAAAAGCCGCTGTCACGTGGTCGCGCACAGGAACGCAGATCGCAACTTGCGATTCCTTATTGTTCTTATAATGGAACTTAGGAATACTTACCATGAACTATCCTTAGTCGGCTAGTTCATCACCAAGTTCTGCTTCAATACCGCGAACTTGCTCGTTTAGGGTTTTCGCTAGAACAGTAGCAGTTTTTACACAAGCCGCGAATGCTTCGTCAGATAGCGCAGTCATATATGCCATGTGTTCTGGTTGTACTTTACCGATTGTAAGAATGTCTAGGGCAGCTAGTTTGCCTAGCTTTTGTACCCAGTATTCTTCTTCAGATTCTTCAATCTTTGCAACTAGGTCTTCTAGTGCGCCATTAGCAGCAACGAAGTCAGCCGCAACTGCTTCTAGTACTGGTAGGTCTGGATGACCTGAAGCACGAGCTTCAGTTAGGTCGTTTAGTAAAGATTGTGCCTTGCGGGCTAGTGTTGGTTGTGCGCCAAGCACAAACGTTTCAATTTCAAAACGTGTACGAATCATTATGTTTTCTCCTGTGAATTATAATGAATATATTTGTAAGAGTTTACAATGTAATTATAAAGTAAAAGTTAGGGAGTGTCAACCACTCCCTGATAGTTTCAACTATCTTAAGCAGAAGCACCCGTTGGATTAGGATTCTGCCAACCACCGAATGTAGCTGATAGCTGAATGTTTGTTGTCACAGATGGTGATATATATGTACCGAGTTGATACAACGAAACTGTGCCAGATAGACCAAAATAGTCTCTAACTTGACCCATCGTGATTGTTTGACCAGTAGCTGGTAATGCCATAGGATTCTCCTAGATTATATTAACGTTAATATACGGGGCGGTCTGCTCCGTACTTTTATTTATCTTTAAGTTGCTGTATTTCTGCTTTAAGTGCTTCAATCTGAGATTGTTGCTCTTTCATTGCTTCAATCAACAGCGGTACCATTTTTTCGTACTTGACTGTTAAGTAATCTTCGCCGCTCGCGCTTTTACCTTCGGAAACATCAAATGGCGCTGGCGCAACAGCTTCTGGTAGTACTCGTTCAACATCTTGTGCAAATACACCAACATGTCTTTTTGACATATCGTATCCTGCCAACTCATTAGCAGTTTGATTCCATGTATATGTCACACCGTTCAATGATAACACTTTATTCAATGCGTTGTCAATACTTTCTACATTTTCTTTTAGACGTTTGTCCGAAGCAAATGCGGTGATATCTCCTGTAGATGTTAATGGAGCATTGAAATAAAATCCGGTTGTAATATTCGTGTATATATGTGCCCATGATGTATTTGCTGGGCCAAAATCAATATAACCACTCGCAGTAGAGTGTCTTAAACCGCCCCACGCATTAACAGTGCCACCGTCAATATTATTCCAAGTATGATTGTGACTATCGTCAGCAACAGCAACCGTCAATGTCACATTTGATGAACCATCAATGCTAACAGAACCACTAGTATCTCCGGCTAAAGTGATTGTACGGGCAGTTGTCCATTTATCGGCACTTGCTACCGCTCCGCCTGTTACACCAGAAGCAACAGAATCCACATATGCCTTTGTTGCCGCATGATTAGCAGCCGTTGGGGCACCAGACAGAGTTAGTAATCCTGTCATTGTGTCGCCAGATTTTGATACCTTCGTAGCAATACTGTTGGTAACAGTAGTAGCAAAGTTAGGGTCATCACCTAGAGCAGCGGCTAATTCGTTTAATGTATCTAATGTACCAGGAGCACTAGCAATTAAATTAGCAATAGCAACATCTGTATAATTATTTGATGCTGTAGCATTAGCAGATAGCAATGAATTTACTTCTGTTTCTGTGTAATATCTACCATCGTGTGTATGTGAATCATTTGCTACCGCGGTGACCATAGTAACACTAGTACTACCATCTATATTCACTGAGCCAACTACATCGCCACTTAATGAAATTGCTCTAGGAGTTGTCCATTTATCAGCACTTGCTACTGAGCCTCCTACAACTCCTGAAGCCACTGTATCTACATATTGTTTTGTACTAGCGTGTAGATTTGAGGTAGGATTACCACTTAATGTCAATGCTCCGGTCATCGTATCACCAGCAGTATTAATAAATCTACTATCCGCCTCTGATTCTGTGTAATAACGACCGTCATGCGTATGACTGTCATTGGCAACCGTTACCGAGAGTGTGGCGCTGTCTCCAATGGGAATAGCGCCTGTTGTACCAGAAGCATCTCCTGATAAATTAATTGTAGGAGACGGTACATTGGCAACATTTGTCCATTCAACTTGAACAGGCTCAATCAATGCTTTCCATCTATCGCCGTCCCATTGCCATTTTCTTTGACCCAGTGTTACAATTTGACCTAATGTAGGGCTACTTGGAAAACTAATTGCCATTCTTTAACTCCTTGATCTCTGCCTTTAATGCGGTAATTTCTTCTTTTAATTCTTTTATAGACTCAATAAATAATGCTGCCATATTACCATACGCAACAGATTTCAATCCTTCTTCGTTAGTAAGTACTAACTCTGGAACTATTTCTTCAACCTCTTGTGCGATAACACCTATGCTGTCTTTTTGATTATAAACATATGATGTACCTCTCATTTTAGAAACTTTATCAAGTGCCGAATCTAATGTTTGTATATCATGCTTGAATCGTCTATCAGAAAATGCTGTTACATCGCCAGTGGCTGTTATATTTCCTTGTACAACAAGGCTGCCAGTCATGGTGTCACCAGTAGTATTGACATATCTTGAATCAGCTTGCGCTTTTGTGTAGTACTGAGTGTCGTGTGTATGGCTATCATTTGCTACTGTGACAGTAAGTGTAGCATTGCCTAGATTAGTGAATGTCGCTGAACCACTAGCATCGCCCGCAAGTGTTAGTGTTGGGTCAGCCGTAGCAGTAGTAGCGATGGACACATTGCCTAGATTCGTCATGGTGCCAGAACCAGTCACAGCGCCAGTCAATGTGATTACTGGGTCATTAGTAGCAGTTGTGGCAATTGAAACATTTCCGTTAGAATCAAATACACCAGAACCAGTTACAGCGCCCGTTAATGATACACTGTCGCCTTCTTGTACAGCATCAGTTATTCCATAGCCAGCAACAGTTGTTGGTTTATTCGTGGTATTAGTCCAACTTAAAAGGTATGTACTATCTAGTCCATCCAAAAAGTCTGCGTTTAGATTGGAACCAGAACCAGAAGCTAAACTCGCGGATGCTGGACTTGCTTCTACCCATGTTCCAGCATATCTAATGTTAAGTAAGCCTTCAGCGCTATCCCACCATAAATCACCATCTACTATACCTGTAGGAGCAGTATCCTGTATAAACGTTCTATATTGTTTGGCATCTAATGCCGCCTGGAGTCCATCAACATTTGAAATAATATGATTGTGACTATCATCTACCACGGCCACTGTTAAGGTGAAATCTGCCGTACCATCAAATGTTGCCGCGCCTGTCGCATCTCCAGCTAGATTTATAGTCCTAGGTGTTTCCCATTTTAATGCGCCTGCTGATACACTCGTTGAAATCTCATTTTGTGTAAATAAATTCGCCGCCGCTAATGTATCTGCGTCACCTTGTATTCTGGCATTTTCTTCTGTTAATATGAGATTGTCTGTGTAGCTTTTTGCACTTGCTAGTGAGGTTGTAACAGATGTATCAGTATAACTATTAGCAGATGCCAATGTTGTACTATCACCTGTTATCCTGTCTGAGATCTCAGTATTTAAATTAGATTGAAGTGTGTTATCATTTGCTAATCTCGTAGCGGCTTCGGCATCAATATTATTTTGAAGAGTTGTTGCCGTATTATTAACATATGTTGTAAGATTATTAATTTCATTTGTATTATACGCAAATGATGATGCATCCAATTGACGAAGTGCGTCATTAATACTTGTGAAATTGGTACCAATATACGAATTTGTGCCATACACGGCAAATGGATTAGGCGTATATGAACCAGCACTATCTATAAATGTTTTAACACGAGTATTTGTGTAGTATAAATTAGAACCTTCTGCTATATCATCTGTAGTTAATGCTGATATTGTGTTATTAATCGCAGTGGCTGTCGCATCTGTATAAGCATTTGCAGTAGAAAGTGTAGTAGAATTTGAACTTGTTATCAAATTCGTGATTGTTGTTGCGAAGTTAGGGTCATCGCCTAGAGCCGCGGCTAATTCGTTTAATGTATCTAATGCTCCGGGAGCACTATCTATCAAACTTGTAATCGCAGAGGATATCTGACTATCAACATAAAACTTGTTTGCAGCGTTTGTGTCGGCTAATGGATTTGGAACAACAACCGATGTTTCAATGGTAGAATCCTGCATTGATACATTTTTTAATACTACATTTCCAGCAATAGAATCTATGTCTAAAACAAGTGTGTAATTATTAACACTGTTTATATTGTCGCCGATTGCTAGCGTTTTTACAACTGCATCAGAAGTATCCAATACAATTTCATTATTAATAACTTTAAAAGCCACGATTATTCTCCAAATTCAATCATATTGTATTTATGCGTTTAGACACATTAAAAAGCCCTCATAAGAGGGCTAAGATATAAGAGCAAAGTTGTATTTACACCGTTAGCTCTAAATCAATAGCGTCTACTTCCGCAACAGTTGTGGCCGCTTCAATAAGTGCCTTTTTAGTCCATGAGTACACATAAGCATTCTGAATCTGTGTGCGTATCAAGGCATCCAAGTTGTTCAAATCGCTGTTTGACAAGTTCACATTAACATTGTTAGCCGTTCTCCAGTATTCGCCTGTAGGCAATGCGTTACCCGAGCTAGCCGATGTTAGTAGCGACATAATCATAAGAATATCCCACTCGCTTACGGTATATTGATTGCCTTTGTATGTCACATTTGAAAACTTGCGCTTGTCTCTTTCACTATCTACCATAGCCTTTGCTACTTCTTTTGTCATGTCCAAATCAGACTTTACTGGTGCTGGTTGAACGGTAGTTGTTTTCATATTATTCACCATGGTAGTAATATCGGTGCCTAATATTCGTGCTGTCAAATGAATAATGATTTGGTCAGTAGTATATGTATCTTCTAACTCATATTGGTCGTATGCCTCGTGATTTTTTTCTAATACACGATACACTTCATCCATTTTGCCTATATTGTATAGATATGTTTTATATTCTTCCTTATGTACGGTTGTGTATTGTACAACTTCACTCCAATCAGTACCATTCCATACTGATTTAGCATGTGGAGGAGCAGATGATTCTATTGCTCCAGGAGGTGGCGTGCCATCAAACGCTCCTAAATATTTGCCGTTATTGTCTCTGTAATATTTCATTTTATGCCCATGCCTTTACTATTAGTTTCCAATTAGCATTAGTTAGCAATGTCGCTGAACCTGTGCTAAAGTTAGGTAATGTGAATACATTTGTGTCTGAGTTTAATCGGAGATTAATGTATGTAGAATCTGATACCGCCGCAATAGATTCAGAATGTGATAGAATAACTTCATCATTTACGCTGTAGTTTGCTTCGGCCGTTACACATTTTAGCAAGAACTCGACCAATACAGGCTTAGTACTTAAACCATGTGTTAGTTGTACGCTACCACCACTTACTATTGTTATATCAGAAGATACATAACTTTCAGTTATTACAAGCTTCGCATTTAAATCAGTTTGGTCAGCTAATGTGCCGCTTATATCACCCCAACTAATAGAGCCAGCACTACCCGTTAAATCAGTGTCATTTACCCATACTGTACCATTGTATTTTAGTACTTGTCCGGTAGTCGGTGAAGTTAATGTAACATTACTTAAACTTTCTAGTTGTTGATTTGTTATACCTGTTAGATAACCTTGACCTGTTACCCAGCTTTGTGTTGCGTATCCTGCCGCATTGTGATTGCCCCAACCAAATGCTGTATTCCAGTTTGTTTTGTCAGTATTTGTTATACTATATGCTGGACTTGCGGTAAATACTGGGTCTGTCTCTGTATATGAAGTCATGTATGTCTGACCTTGGACCCATGCTTGAGTAGCAACAGTGTCACCATTTACTTTCATTGAACCCACATTGATAGGCGCCAGTGTGACATTTGCTGGATTAGCATCATTGCCAGATAATGATGTGTAGTTGTGTATTAAGTAATATTCTTTAGTACCGCTGTCTCTGAATAAACCAGTGTATGTGCTGGCAGCCGTTTTGGCTAAAAACCCAACATCAGATACATCCGATGCGGCATCCTTGTTAAGTATAACAAGAGGGTCAGAAAATCCGGTATCAGTTGTGTTCTGATTTGTTAAGTTTATCTTTCTAAAAGACATACGAGTTTCTCCGATTTATACATATCTTGTATTTATACGAAAAAAGGAGCTGATTACCAGCTCCTTTGACATTTATAACATTATATGTTATAATTTAGAACGAAGCTCCGCATTTTCTGCTTCTAGTTTTTCAACTCGTTCCTTTAGCTCTTTCATAGCTTCAATCATAACACCCATCATGTTGCCATAAGCAACTGACTTAGTGCCCATTTCATCATCGGCTGTGTGTACTACTTCAGGAATTACTTGTTCTACTTCTTGGGCAATAACACCTGTGCTCGGTTTATCGTCTTTGACATAATTGACACCACGCAATTGCGATACTTTTTCAAGTGCGTTAGGAATAGTAACGATATCGGATTTCAATCTTTCATCCGAAAATGCAGTAACATCGCCTGCGGCTGTCATGTTTCCTGTTTGATTAAATGTAAACTTGGATGTTCCAGCAAAATCAAATGTGAAATCATCATTCCCTCCTTCAGTGTGAAACAGTCCGTAATTAGTAGCACTCTGAAGAACAATCATAGGTTTTTTAGTGCCAGCAACATATGGAACTTGCACAGCGCCATTTGCCATGATAGGCTGTGTGAATGTTATAGTGCCGCTCGCTGTGTCGGCAGTGTCACTTCTTAGAAAGGAAGAACCTTGAATGCCATCAAGCAAGTCAGCATCTAATCCTGAACCTGCTCCATCATTTGATGAATGCCATGCTATACTACCTCCAATCGTAGTACCTGTTTTTAGTTTAGCCATTGTTTTCAATCTCCGAAATCTGTTGCAAGATAAGTTCTACCTCATCTTTGTATTGGTTTTCAATAGCATCCCTTTCTTCATCAGATGCTTCATTGATAGTTGTTAATATAAATCCTAGTTGATTTTGTAGTTGTTCCAGTTCCATTAACTAATCCTCGTTTGAATAACGCCTTTGCGTTTATATCTAGTATCCAGACCATTACATCCGTCTTCTTTTATCAAGCGTTGTCCTTTGCCAACTGCTGCATACGGATTACGAACTTGTCCAGTGCTAATATTCCATATATATAAAGAACCAGAATCTTTATTCCATGCTTTTGAACCCATACTCACAAGCTGATTGCGTAGATTAGGATTAGCATTGTGTCTATCTTCTGTACCTATAGCATCAAATGATGTTAGTACCCAAAACTTGTCGCTTGTTATGCCAGCCAATGCTGTTGCCAAGCTATCACATGCTG